CAGTTTTGGGTAAAACTTGGTTCTTCAGTTTTCGGTGTCCGTGGGTAATCAACTCCGATCCTGTCAAACACTTGAGCCACAGATCTTGCAGCCCATATATCTACATCAATAGTTGTTTCTTTTTTTATTTTACCTAACACCTTAGACTCTTTTTGTTTAAAATCTTTTTTTAAAGATGCAGCTTTCTCCTCATCTATTCTTATACCTCTCATTCTTGTATCAATTAAAATAGGTAGCAGCTCCATCTCCATATCCCAGACATCATGTAAATTTTGTTTTGTTATCTCAGTTTTAAAGTGCTGCCACAGCTTCAAAGTTAAACCTGCATCTTGCTCTGCATAAAATCCAACATACCCTGCTGGTAATCTCCATAGATCCGCTTTTGCATCTATGCCCCATTCTTTTGCCTTTTCGTTTAAAAAAGTCTCATTCTTAATTTCACCTAAATAATCTTTAGCACACGCATTTAAAGAAAAACTAAATCTATTTTCATTAACCAAAGCTGCTGCGATCATCGTATCAACAATTGGTCCATTAATATTAAATCCATTTATCTTTAACCAACCCACATCGTAACTTGCATTATGAAAAATTTTGACTGCTGGTGTATTTAAAACTTCTTGCATCCAGGCAACTGTAATACCCTCATCCATGTTACCACCTGCATCATGGTGTATTGGAAAATACCACTGTTGATCAAAAGCTGCTACAGCAAATCCTACGATATGGCCATCAAATGTAGCCCAACCAGCTCCTTTTGTTTTAATATTTGGATCTTTAGTTTCTAAATCAATAGCTATCTCTTTTGCATTTCTTAAATCTGGATACTCTGATGGGCAAACCCAATCAGAGTCATTATAAATAAAATTTAATTGATGTGTCATTTTAAATATTTAACTACAATAAAAGTTATAATGGTAGCAAAAATTATACCTATCATACCAATTAATAACATCAACAGCCCAAGAGATAATGTCATTTTTTAACATTACCTAAAAACTTTTTAAAAACTCCTTCATGATATTTTTTTTTAAATTTTTTCATCCAAAGCCAATTCCAAAAAGATCCATAAAATTTACCAAATCTATTAAGCCAAGACATATTATCCATATTATCTATCTCTTCTATCTGATGCTCAGTGCTTAATTTTTTTCTCTCTTCAGAAGAAAGAGTCATAAAGATTTTATAAGCTAATCTATTATTTTTCATCTAAGTCCTCCAGTTTTTTTATTTCTAGTTCACAATAATGTATTATTTTTTTTAAATCTTGTATTCCATTTTTTCGTTTATACCTACAAACATATTTCACCACGTTGCCCTGGAAAAACGTAAGTTCATTTTTTGATATAAATTCAAATGGTTGAATCGCCATGTCTTTGTAATGATCACCGCCTATCTGTCTATTTTGTGGAAATGCTTCATCAAACATGCTTTTGTCTGTCATAATTAGCCTCATAAAGTTTAAAATATTTTCCTAATGGAAAATTATATTGATGGTAAGTTCCTAATAAATGTAATGTGCTTTTTGATCTTGTAGCTCCTGTATACCATACCCGCAGTTCTTTTACTTTTTCTTGTATATTTTTTTTATCAAAGTGTGATGGAAAATTACATTTAGAAGCTAACACCACGTTATCTGCTTCACCACCTTTCACCTGATGTATGGTATCTATCGTAATTTTTGGTGGTTTAGATAAGTCTACACCTTCTCTCATTAACTTTTGAAAGTATTGTTTTTCTTTATCTTTGAATTTTCTTTTAAACACTTGTTCCCAAGATCCTTTATCCTCTCTCATACCACATCTGAGATGTAATTCATCAAAATTAAACACTTGATTTGGGTGAGCAAAAGACCATTTTTTGCTGTCCTGTGACCGGTATCCGTGATCTATGTTTAATAAATACTCATACATGATACAAGCTTCAGATCTAGTAAGCACTCCACCATCACAAATTTTTGCCCAATATTCTATAGCCAGGAAGTGATTCGGATCAAAAGATTTATTATTCTTAACATCTTGATAATACAAACCGAGATTCTTAGCTTCTATTTGTAATTCTTTTTTTACATCGTTTATTCTAGCTAAAACCATCCAATCACCCTCTAAATCCCAAGGCACTTTTTTTAATGTGTTCCATTTGTATATGGCTCCATCTTTCTGATTAGAGTAAAAATCTTTTTGCACTCTGTTATCACCCATACTATTTAGTAAACATTTGGAAAAGAAATGTATGTTTTTATTTAATCTAACAGACTTTTTTAATACTAAAGCTCTACCAGGAAAACTTTGAAATAGGGCAACATCTGCACCATTCCATTCGTAAATAGCTTGATCATCATCACCTGCAATATAAACTCTATCTACTTGTTTAGCTATCTTAACAACCATGTCCCACTGTAAAGGTGTAAGATCTTGAGCTTCATCCACCATCAATACTTTAAATGGAATGACTAAGCCATGTTTTATGTATCTCTCTACCATGTCAGTAAAATCTAACCTATCAGGTGTCCGTTGTCCGTTCTCCATTTCCATAGTTTTAAATTGTTCGTAACCTGCAATAATTGATTTGAACTGTTGAAGTCGTACAGCTTTTCTAGGTTGTTGTTTATATAATGATACAGGATCCACCTTCATGTTTCTGGCTCTGTCGTATATTTGTAAAGACCAATTATTAAAAACTTTTTGATCATCCCAACTATCTTTATAATTGACCTTTATAGTTCCATATTGGGTATGGAATATAAGCATGTCAGCTTTTGGATCTAAAACGGGAATCTCAGCAAACTGTTGTCTTGCCAAAGAATGTAATGTTCGAAAATATTTGAAATCATCTTCGTTGTATTCTTTGAATTTTTTTCTAACTCTGTCGATACACTCATCAACGGCTTTGTTGGTAAATGATATGTAACAAATCTCATCTGGTGAATATCCTTTTTTTAAATATCTTTGCACTCTTTTTAACAGATTCTCTGTCTTACCTGTACCTGGTGGTCCAAATATTTTAATTGTTTTCCCACGGAGCTTTTGGCTTATTGAATTTGACATCCTTATTCCTGTGTTCTGTTTGTTTAGGTAGTTTAACAATCCAATGTCGACTATCAATACCTTGAAATTTTTTCTTAGGTTGTGCACCTCCTTGTTCTAAGAATCTTGTGCATTCTTTTTCATTCCAATTATAACCCATCTTTTTTATGAAAGATCTAAATGTTTCTAATTTAAACCTCATTTCTTTATCATCTCTCCAGATGTTACCTGAGTCTATTTGATCAAAGTCTGTAGTATCTTCTACATCCTCTAAAAATCTAGACATTCTAGAATTAAATACATCATCTCTTTCCTCTACCGCATCATAGCCTTCCATGTCTTGTTTGTTCTCCATGAGCTCCTCAAGCCAATCTCGATAGGGATCTGGATCTCTTTTAGTTGGTTTTAAAGGTCTCCATACAATATCATAATTTAAAAGCTGTTCTCCTAATAATTGCTGTTGATACAACTGTTTAGTTGATAGTCTTATAGACTTACCTTGAATTGGTAAAATCCAATATGGTTCAGGATATGAATTAACTTTTAATAGTTTTCCAACTTCGAGCAATACTTGTTTTGCATTTGTACGCATATTCTTTATTTTCTACACCTTTAAATATATTTTGCAATTCTTTAGGATGTAATTTCTCATCACAGACTTTACCCATCATATCTCTTGTCCACTCCTCATACATTACAGGATCTGGGTTTATCTTTTTTGCTAAAACAGCTACGTTAAACATAGCATCATTTCTACCTTCACCTTTTTTAATTTTATTTTTCATAAAATTTACTACGCAAGGCGGGTAGTCTTTTGTTTCATCATCTTTAAAAATTTTTAATTTTTTAAATTGTGTTGTATTAAGTTTATATTTTTTAACAAACTCATATAAATTTTCTAATTTAATTGCATTACCCTCATCATCCATAGCAACTCTGGTTGTCATATGTGCTTTTTGATATGGTAAGTTTACAAAATTACCTTTTCTTTTATCATCCCAAAGCTCAGGTGTAAGATCAACTTCATCCTGTGCAGGAAATATATCAGTGGTAGTATCGTTGATTCCTAAATCAGAAGCAATCTCAATTAATTTTTTTCTCATTTCAGCAGCAGCCACTGAACCATCTATGTGTAAAATTAAATGTAAGCCATTAGATTTAGATCTATAAGGCACTAATGGATATTTTCTTTTTCTAATAATTGATATTAGCTCCTGATGCTTAATATTATATCTATCAACATCAATGACACCCCAGTTACAGGTGTTATCATCTTTAATAGGTACACTACCATAATATGAATCACCTTTTAAATGATCGATCCAATGTTGTTTAGTCATTGGAGATGGTTCTAACCAATGTTTAAACTCGGCTTTACCTTTAGAATTTTTTTTACCAGTAGGTTTTGAAACACCAAAATACGTGCTTGAACCTTGGAAGAGCTCTATGAACTCTTCCAAAGTTTTGTTCGAAACATCCATAATTAGAATGGAGTTTTTTCGACTTGTTCCTCTGTGTTATGATTCACTCTCACAGAACCTTTTTTACAACTCTCATAGAAATCGAAGGCTGCTTTTAGGACCTCCTCACTCTCT